AGAGAGTCTTACGGGCCGTTTGCTGACCTGATGGACTTAGACCGTATCGTGGACGAGATTTACGACCCGCGTAACGATCCGCAAGACTCACGCCGTTACTATTTTAACCAACCAACCTCGGCCCGTGACGCTTGGATAACGGCAGCCGAGTGGAATAGTTGCTACGCCGAAACTGTGGTAAAACCTAACGACGATATTACTTTGGGCTTTGACGGTTCGCGTAAACGCGCTCGTGGTGTTACTGACGCTACCGCTCTTATTGGTTGCCGAGTTTCTGACGGCCACCTATTCGAGATTAAAGTGTGGGAGCAGCCTAACGGCCCAGCCGGTGACGAGTGGGCTGTACCGGTTGACGAAGTCGACTATGAGGTTACTAAAGCGTTTGAAACGTACAACGTGGTCGGTATGTTTGCCGACCCGGCCCGCTGGGAGAGCTACGTAGCCAAGTGGGAAGCGTCTTACGGCAAAAAACTTAAAGCTAAGGCAAGCCAGTCCAACCCGATCGCGTGGTGGATGACTGGCAACCGGTCTTACCTTGTTGTCCGAGCTGTTGAACAATTTTCTAGCGCCGTGGTTGATAAAGAATTAACACACGACGGCTCTTTGGCGTTGACCCGCCACGTACTTAACGCTCGACGCCGTATTGGGCGCTCGGGTATCACTATTGCTAAAGCACACCCTGAAAGCAGGGACAAAATCGACGCGGCTGTAGGTGCTTTGTTGGCGTACCAGGCACGGCTAATAGCCCTCTCCAAAGGTGAAGCCACACGATCCACTTTTATCCCCCGTCGCATACGATAGGACACTAATTTTATGGCTACTCAGCTTACTAACGGCCAACAAGCTCTCGTAAAGAGTTTGGCACGTAAACAAAGTCACTACGCGCTTTTGGAGCGTTATTACGACGGTGACGCGCCTCTACCCGAGAGCGCCGAGGGCCAGTCGAGGGCTTACCGTCGTTTCCAACGTAAAAGCCGTCTAAACTTGGCACAGTTGTCGGTGGCGGCCGTTCGAGAGCGTATGGTTATTGGCGGTTTTCGTACGGGTGCCGAAGATGACGACAACGGCGACCGTGAGGCCCGCCGGTTGTGGAAAGCTAACCATTTAGATTACTTGAGCGCCGACCTACATTCGTATATGTTGCGTTTTGGTACCGGCTACGCCCTTGTGGGGTACCCTGAGGGCTCGCAATACCCGGTAGTGACCGTAGAAGACCCGCGCCAAGTTTATGGCCGTACGTCGCCTACAGAGCCGTCTAACGTCTTAGAGGCTATTAAGGTTTTTAGCGAGAATAGCTCGCATTTTTTGTATTGGTACGGCGTGGACACTATCGAGGTGTTTACCAAGCCTTCCGACCAAAACATTTTCGACCCTGACGGTTACCAGTTGGTCGGTGAGACCACTAACCCTCTAGGCGAGGTTCCCCTAGTCAAGTTTACTAACGCTGACGAGCGCGGCGAGTATGAGCCGTACCTGGACATTATCGACCGCGTTAACCACATGATTTTGCAGCGTCTAATTATTGCTACGACGCAAGCGTTTAGGCAGCGCGTACTAAAGGGCGATTTCCCTACGCACGACGCCGACGGTAACGAGATTGACTATAACGGTATGTTTGAGTCTTCGGCTGGCTCTTTGTGGATGATTCCCGAGGGCGCTGACGTCGAAGAGCTTGGTCAAGCTGACATTAGCGGTATTTTGCAGGCTGTACGCGCCGATATACAAGACTTTGCCGCGGTTACCCGTACACCTATGCACTATTTTACCCCTGAGGGCGCTAACGGTAGCGCTGAGGGTGCACAGTTGGCCCGCGAGGGGCTTGTGTTTAAAGCTGAGGATCGTATCGCCAGGGTTTCGCCTGGTTGGTCTAAGGTTATGTCTTTGCTTTTCCGTTGGATGGGCGACGAGACTCGGGCCGCTTTGCTCGACCTCGAGCCGTTGTGGAAACCTGCCGAGCGTTACTCTATGTCTGAGCGGGCCGACGCTAACTCGAAGTTCCAAGATATTCCGTTTAGGTCGCGTATGGCGCTTATTGGCCAGTTCTCGCCCGCTGAAATTGACGAGATGGAAATGCAACGCGCTGGCGAGACGTTACTTACCGAGGCTTTGCTTGGGGTTCCCGCTGGCCCAGCGATTGAGGCACCGTCTGACGGTGAGCAAGTTGTAAACGTTTTCCGTGACATTGCTAACGGTGATGTTGTAGAGTTTGCCCAGGGTATTGGTCAAGTCGAGCATATTATGACCGGTGGCGTTTTGGGTATCGAGGGTAGCGACTTTGCCATTACTGGCACGGCTAACAACCCGGCTGTACAAGTTCGTCGCTGGGAGATTGTCGGCAACACTTGGGAGCCAACCGCCGCCGTCTTTGGGACTCGTTACAACGAGCTTACCCGGCTTGACGGTTTGCCCGAGGCGTAATGGCTACCTTAGCCGAGCTGACAGACGGCTACAACCGGCTAAACACCCGTTTAGTAGGTGGCGCTGGCGTTTTAGCGGGCAACCTTTTTAGGCAACTTGGATCGTGGCGCGATAGTGACGTAACGCGTTACCTAAACCTTGTTGGGCCACAGATTGACGGTATCAAGTCTCAAGCGGCACAATTACAAGCCGTTTACTACCAAGAGGTTGCTAAAGCTAACGGGGAAAGCTTTACCCCGGTCGCGGTGAGACCTCGAGACCTTACAGACGAAACGTTACGTAACGGTGCTGTAACCGCTGAGGTGTACCGTCGCCCTTTTGTTGAGACTTATACGGCGTTGTCTAGTAACCAGTTGTTGCGTACCGCTGTGGAACAAGGCGCGGCGCGTGCTTCGAGTATTGCAGAGACCGATATACAGTTGGCGAGTCGTGAGGCTGGCCGTCGGCAACGTCTGGGTAACTCTAATATTGTTGGTTACCGTCGCGTTTTGACCGGTAGCGAAAACTGTGCGCTGTGTGCGATTGCTTCGACGCAACGTTACCGAGTGAACGACTTAAAACCTATACACCCTGGTTGCGATTGTGGCGAGGAACCTATTTACGGTGACTTTGACCCTGGCCAAGTTATCAACCAGACAGGTTTAGACAGTATCCACGAGGCTTTAGAGGCCCAGCTGGGCGTTTCCGATCGTGAAGCGCGAGCGGCGGGTATTGGTAAGTTTGTTCAGTACGACGGCGAGCAACGCCTGGCAGACTTTACCGAAATTATTGCGGTGCGCGAGCACGGCGAGTACGGGCCTACTTTGACGTGGCGTAACCAAAAGTTTACGGGCCCGTCAGATATTCCGGCGGTACTAGATACCGCTGTATAGTTTTCCGGCCACACTGGTCGGTTCAGGCTCGAGATGAGCCTTATCTATTCCGAGATGGAAAGGTAAACCCTATGTCGCAAGACGAAAATGAAAATATCGAAACCGTTGGGGACAATACTGGCACGGCTGAAACGGCCGAGACTGTAGACCTTGACGAGTACCCACAAGATCACCCGCTAGTCAAAACTTTAGCTAAGCAACGAGCCGAGCTTAAAGAGTTGAAGGATTTACGTAAAAGCCATTCTGAGGCCGCTAAGGAATTGGAAGACTTGCGTAAAGCTCAACTCACAGAGCACGAGCGTCTAATCGAGCAAACTAAAGAGGACACACGCCGGTCGGTGAGTATGGAGTACGCCGAGAAACTTGTAGAGGCCGAACTAAAAACGTCACTAAAAGGCAAAAGCCTTAACGGTGACTCTATTTTACAGTTTGATAGGACGGCTTTTATTCACGATAACGGTGACGTTGACAGCGACGCTATTGCGACGTGGGTAGAGGCTCACAGTACCAACACCGAGGCACCCAAACCCGATTTAGGGCAGGGCGCACGAGGTAGTAACAGTTCTCTCGCGCAAGTTAGATCGCGTGAAGAATTACAAAGTATGAAACCGTCCGAGATATTGGCGGCCCGTAATGACGGTCGCCTAGATTCTTTGATGGGAAAACCCTAAAAAGAAAGGTAGCTAATAATGGCTATTGACAAATTTATTCCCGAGATTTGGGCGGCAGGGGTAACCCAGTCGTTTATTTCCAACCAGGTGGTTATCCCCACCCTTAACACCCAGTTTACCGGTGAGATTACTCGCGGTAACCAGGTGCACATTATCAACGCAACAACCCCCACGATTGTGGACTACGCTGGCGCTAACCGTAGCATTACTGCCGCCGACTTGGCCGACACCGAGGTTTCGCTTGCTATCGACCAGGAGAAAGCATTTTCTGTAAACGTCGACGACGTGGACAAAGTGCAGGCTTCTAGCGAGTTTGGCCCCTGGGTTGACTCTGCCGGCCGCGCGCTTGCTGAGGACGCTGAAGAGTACATTTTGACTCAGATGTTGGCTGGCGCAACCGACGGTAACGCCGATGACGTTGACGTGACAACCTTCGCCCTTGCAAAGGCGGCACTGCTCAAAATCCGTACAACGATGACCGCTGGTAAAGTGCCCGCGTCTGACCGTTTCGTAGCTGTTAACCCAGCTATGGCCGACTTGCTGATTTCTGGCCTCTCTGACGTGTCTAGCGCTGGCTCTGCCGACGAGCTTCGTAACGGACAGATTGCCCGACTTTACGGTATGGGAGTCCTCGAGACCCCACTGTTTGCCGAGGCAACCGCGCCCGTCGCTATTGGTTACC